CTGGTGTTAAAGTCATGAGGTAATTCCCTTGAGTACCTTCTTATTATACACGCAGTTCCTATCCTAGTACATACAGAATGTGCAGGTTGCTAGAGTGGCATATTCTCTTCTGGATCTTGATTCAGGTAATATCCATGACAATCAGCAATTCTTACACACTCATCTAAATCCCACCAATACTTCTTATTCGCTGTTGTCTGTGTTCTTGGTTTATATACTCTACCATCAGTCATATCCACAAAGCAATGTGCCTTGCAATCGTCATCATCAGTCAACTGCAAGACTCTATAGTATTTTCTATTGTTGTCATCAATGATGAATGAACCTATGTTATAATTATTATCTAACTCTCTCTTCATAAACTTCTTCTTCTTTGCATCATCTTCGTGATCAGCAATATGATGATGCAATCTAAAATATTCCCTTGTCAATCTAAGACACAATAACCCTGTTTTTTGCATCACCTCTTCAGGTTGATACACCCTTGCTGCTATCCTTGCAGCATAATCTTCTTTAATGTCATCTAACGACTTGATGCCCTGCCTATACAGTTGGAGAAGATCATCATCCATTCATGTTACCAAATGCTGTATTATATATTAACCAAATGTTTGATTGATTTCTTCTCTACATATTCTCCTGACATGTTGTAAAACAGTTTGTAGTTATCTGTTGTAACATAATGTCCTCTAAGTTCATTACCATCACAATGCCACCCATAACCACGAATTCGTTCTTCTATTCCATCAATGCGGAACTTCTTATCTCCCTTTAAATAGGATTCATACGTCTGGTCTAAGTGGATCATGGTTTACTCCTCGTCGTTAGGGTTAAAAAAGGAACCGAATGAACCACTTGATCCGTGGTCACGGTTCTCTAATGCGTCTAGTATACCATCAGCACTCTGTATTGTATCTATGGATGAGATCATCTTAGCAATCTCTCTACAAATCATTGGTCTCTCATTACGAGCAGCAAATGCTAAAGCATTACGAAGATTAGACTCTGCATCAGCAAGAGAGTCGATAACCTGTTCAGAAAGTGCCATTTAATACAAAAGTGTGGGTTTAAAGACATATTGTACTGTATATATACAAATTCGTCAACTCTTAACGATTACTTTATATTATATGAACCAAGTTATGATAGCATAGCGTGTACCAGACAGAACTGGCATGATCTCATGAGGATACATGAAGTTAGCAGGGAATATCACAACTGAACCTGTGGAAGGTTTAATAATATGCTCTCTATCAAAAAATGCTATCTCTCCACCATCATAATCATCATTCAACATCAATGACATCGCAACTGTTCTTGGTCTGTCCTTATAGTTATCTGTATGTATAGTGTAGAATCCACCTTCATTATATCTCAATAGATCATAACCACTATCAGTACTGATATTACAATGAGGGAACTCCTGAATGTATCTAGAAGCAGCACCTCCTGACTTATCAAATATAAGTGTGTCTATCTTCTTCCTAATCTCTTCATTCTTACTGATTACTTCCTTCAAGGATATATGAGCAATCTCACATTTCCTGACGTTATCCTTCTTTACACCACCACCAACCATTGCATCATACCACTCCTTAGACTCAGCATACTCATCAAGTATTAACTTACATTCTTTATGTGTAAGTACATCATCATACACTCGTATATACTGGTCGAGACTATTTGCTTTAGGTACTGGTAACACCTTCACTGGTATGTCTTCCTTCTTACGTGGTTGATCTATCACTACTTTACGTTCCTTATTAAAATAGAATGTGGCATACTTACCTCTACTCCTGACATAATGCATGAATAGTTGTGTGCAATTATTACCAAGGTACTCCTCTCTCCAGTGTGGTGCAGTCATACCAAAATATACCATAGCATCACCACGATTCAATACAACCTCTTGCTTCTGTCCTTTAGGATTCTGTATCCATATAGACCAAGGTTCATCCGATGCTAGATTCACAGTCAAAGAGATCTCACACTCTTCCTTATCAACATGTGGAGTTAGAACTGCACCCTTCTCATATATCCTTGCATAGGTATATGTTGGTAACACAGTCTCACCAACCAGTTGAGATACCTGTACATTCTTCTCACATAATAACTCTACAAATGAGATATAATCATACTTACCAAGACACTTATCTACTTGAGGATCATTAGTTATATCAAACTCCTCAGCATACAAGTTAAACTCATCTGCTAAGTCAGTTGCTCTCTCTTCTGATACGAAGTTGGGAACAATCATATAATTGTTCTCTATCAGTTTCTCATTCATCATTTATTATTTGCTTCCTTCCAATACTTTATAAGGAGTTCCAACTCCTTTATTCGCTCCTCAGCAACCTTGATCTTCTCATCTAGATTAGTTTTACTCATACATCTAACTTGCGAAGACGGAATGACAATGCCTTACGCTCTCCTTTGTCTGTATGTATAACAGGTTGACCGTGGTCATCCAGTGATATATCAGTGATAATTGTTCTGACGTTTCTAAACTTTCCAACGTCTACCTTATCACCAATTTTTAGTTCAATATTAAAAGAGTCCACATTACTGGATATTCATTGTCACAATTATTATACACCATCAGTCAACGTCTGACAACTACTACATCCCCACCACCATCATCATCATCATCGTCATCATCCCAAGGATCATCTATCTCACTGTTCAAAACATCTATTCTATCCTGTAATGACCTGTTTAAAGGATCACGAGTATCCTTCTCAAAATTTACCACCAATAGTTCATCATCACCATTAATCTCTTGAACCTCTGGATGATTAGAGTTTAATGGGTTCTCTGGTTTTTCCATTGGTTTGCTCTTGCTATCATTATATTTATTAATGTCTCTCAGATTAGAGTACATTAAAGCAAATGCTCCACCTGCTAATACAGTAGAGCATAGTATAAACAACAATACCTCAATCATTCTCATTTCTCAAATACTCATTAAGAAGGTAGAACCATACAGTAGCAAGTACTAGAATACATGCTAACCTAATATTCTCACCATTAACTACAATCGTTCCCATTATTCTTCCTCTTTTTATTCTGCCTCTTAATCATTTTGGCATACATAACATCCTCCTTCGACCACATATCAGGATGCTTCTTACCTTGCTTGATCAATCTCTTTGCAGTCTTCCTTAAATCCTTACGTATATCTTCTGTCGTACCTACACAAACCTCATGGTCTCCCAAACTAAATCCTCCCTATGTTTACTATTGGTGTGCCTTGCCACCTTGCTGCTGATAAATTAAATGTTGAACCTTTATGTGCTAATATATCCTTAGAATATGCCAATGCAATGAAGTCCATGATAGATTCAAAGACATCTTCATTCATATCATTCAAGGGACAAATATTTTTAAACTTGTCAATCAGATCATTTCTGTCAACAATTTTATATTTATCCTTCCAATGAGCATAGTATTTAGAAGGTATATCAGAAGCAACGTAATATTTCTTCTTACTATCCATCTTATCAAAGTAATTACTGTCCTGAATGTACTGATAAGTATCATCTTCAACTACATCATGATTTTCATTCAATTTATTATATAATTCTAAGTAATCATCCTTTACATCAGCAGGTATAGAACTAATATCATCATCTGTAAACCACATACCAGCACCTCTCCTCAAATGAACACCATGATACTTACCAAACAAAGTCTTAAACTTCTTATCATTCTTTGGATCTTTTAATGTAATGGTATTTACAAGATTATCTTGTAACTTAGGTTGACCTGCCATAGATTGTAACCATGTCTCTTCCCATTGATCTTGCAAGTTATCTATAGTCTTAACCCAAGTACCCTCATCTTCAAATATACTATTTGGGAAGTTAAGGAACTCACTCTCAGGATAGTATTTCTTCTCAAAGGATAACACATACTCCTCTCCATATAATAATTGTGCTTGCTCCCAATGATACAATCTATTACCTAAAGAAGTGTCATTAGGATGATATCCATCCCAATGTTTAGCATCACCACCCAATGTACATCTAATTACTGGTTTATCATCTTGAATAATCAACTTCTCAATCTCATCAACAACAGGAACCTCCTCCTCTTCAAACATGATCTCCAAGTCAAACTCATCATCTAGTTTACTTAAATCAAAATTCTGGAACGCACTATCTCCATCTCTAGAGTTATACTTAACATCATTACTCTCCTTGCGGATCTGTTCATCTACAAATTCTTTATTTGATGTGTCATCAATCCCAATTGCTTTATCAAAATACTGATCATCAATTGCATCATCAAATAAAGATTCATCAACTTCACCATCAAATAATGTTACCATAGGTGATAACTTACCTTGACTATCTGCCTTTGGTAAACCATCAAACATACCTTGACTATCTTTTGCTATATCCTCCATTGTGTCTTGATTCATGAAGATCTCATCATGATCCTTCATAACCTGTTGTTGGATACGTTCTACTTGAAGTTCATGATCCTTCATCAAGAATGTCATCTGTCTCTTATGTTCCTTCTCATGCAATTCAGCATTAGTATATAATCTCTGCTTCTCAGTATCATGCTTCAATTCAATCTCTTCCATCTCTTCAGTATGATTCTTCTGCATACTATCCATCTGAAGTTCGAGTTCCTTCATCGCTTCTTCCCACGATACAACTCTCTTCTTCTCTTCCTCTTCCTTTGCCTTCTTTACTGCTATCTGACGTTCATTCTCTACATTAAAATGATCAACATACCTTTGAATCTCCTCCTCTGTGATAGGAGTATTTGGTATAGCACTATCATATTCTACCCATCCACTACCATTCTTCCATTGAATTGCCCATAGATGCTCAATATCAGTAAAAGGCCAATTCTCTTTAGTAAAAAATATACCTTTATCGTCAACTTTAATGTAACGATCTGCTTCTACTAATGTGAATAACTTCATTGCGATCCTCCAAGTTTATGAGTATGGTCAATATCATCATTTGTATCTACCTCAGTAGCATTGATGATTTTTCTTTCTTGCATCATCTGTGCAGCAGCAGATAATACATTTATGTTAGTTTCATTCGCCTTCACCATCTCATTTCTAAATGACTCAACAGCAGCACCAGTACCTCTAGATTGCTGAGAGTTCTCTATCAATAACATAGGCAACCATGTTACTGCACATCCCCACTCATCGACTGCTTCACCTGTCTGTGGATTTGCACCTCTTATTTGTGTATACCATGAACAACCAAGTTTTTTACACTTGTCTTGAATCAATGGACAAAAATCATCAGGTTTTAACTGTGCCATAATAATATTATATATCTAGTCCAGTTCACATACTATAACATCTAAGTACTGTATTGCCAAGTTAGATGATGCAGTATATGTTCCTTGAATCTCTACTGAACCGCTAAATGGATGGTCATGAGGACCACCAGCAGCACCTTCATTTACTCCACCAGTGTTAGTAGCACCATCTCTTACCCTAGATCCTACATTACTAAATGGTGTAGCATTTGAACCACCAATAGGTCCAAGTAAGTGTTCGTGACTGTGCTCTGGTAACTCAGAAATTGATAGAGTGTGGTCACCCACCACCTTTGGTATACCTGAAGGTGGTAGAATAGATTCAGTATTGTTTACAGTTATTGTTATATCTCTAGCAGCAGATAATACTGTGGTAAAATCAAATGTACCACCTATTCCACCACCTGTTCCTGTTACAACCCTAAGTGATTTATTATTAACAGAAGTATCTGTTACCTGAGTCCATCCAGGAGGTGCTGAAGGTTCCCAGAATAACTTCCTTGTACCAGCAGGATACATCCAATAATATGAATTAATGGAATCATTAGCATCTGCTAGATCAAATTGTACTCCATTGGATGTTAATCTTGCCATATCAACTGAAGGTGCATATTAGTACGTCAACATATTGAAGTCTCAAGTCAATCTGACCTGCTCCTGTAGCAGAGAATGTTGCTGACCCATTAAAGGGGTGATCATGTGGTTGTCCTATCTGTCCACTAGGAGATACCACATTACCTGTTGGTGATGATCCTGAAACCCTAAAAGTTCCACCTCCACCTGAAGCAGAAGCAGTACCACCTGTTAATGAATTGTGTGTATGATCTGGTATCTGGGATATTGCCAGAGTAGTACCACCAACTGTACCAGTTACAGTTGTAGCAGCACTAAATGGTACTGCTAGTGATGATGTACTATTTGGGAATACTTGAGAGAATGTTAATCCACCAGCACCAGAGGTTCCACCAAATCCAAACCCACCACCTGTTCCATTAACAAGTCTTAATGCTTTATCGTTATGTGAATTTTCCTTTACCCATCCAGTTGGAGCAGCAGCTTGGAAGAATACCATAGCAGCACCCTGCTCAACTACACCATACTTTGATGCCAGTGAGGTAGAGTCTCCAAATGTAATTCCAGTCGCAGTTAATGTTGCTGACATTGTATAAGACTTCTATTCCTTTATTCTTTATTTAGCACCTTTGCAGATCCGTCATTAAACCAGAACCCATCATCTGTCAACTCCCATCCATCATCTTGCATTGCCTTCCAACTACCATACGTCTTCATTGCTTCCTCAGTTAGATTCATCTTGATCCATGCGGGCCAAAGTTCCTCTTCAACTTGAGGCATTTGTAACTCTTTCCTACGATCCATTGCATATTCACGATACGCCTCTTGAGTCCATCCATCATTATATGGTGAATTTGCTTGTAACTCAGCATCCATCAACTTATAATCAAATAAGAGTTCTCTCTCTTTATCTGGTGTATCAGTATCCCTGACGTAGACAGTCTTGCCTCCGTCAGGGGATTCATAGATCTTCGCCATTACATCTCCTCATCACAATGCTTCTCTACAATCTCTTGAATGACTTCACTAAATGCATTACGCAATTCATATTGAATGTCATTCTTATCCTTCTTTAACCTACTAACTGTAATAGGTGGAAGTGTAAGAGTAGCAGTAATGTCCCATAGACCAAGTTCTTTGTTCTTGGTAGTTGTAATATCAAGCATTTAAAGTTGCCTCCGCATAGTCACGATTGAATAGGTCAAGACCTTCTCTAGTTAGTACACTTTTGTACATGCTATCAAATGTCTTAATAGGTAATGTAAGAACATGAGCACCATATAATAAGCAACGTGATGCTTGATGTGCTTCTCTAATAGATGCTGCTAAAATCTTAGTCTCCATCTTATGTTCCTTCTGAACACCACAGATTGCTTTGATTAACTCAACACCACTAAAACTATTGTCATTGAGTCTACCTACAAATGGTGAGAGGTATGTAGCACCTGCCTTCATTGCTAAACATGCTTGAGCAACAGAGAATACTAAGGTTACATTAGTCTTAATGCCACCATCACTCAATCTCTTACATGCCTTAAGTCCTTCAACTGTGCATGGTACTTTAATAGTAACAGCAGGTGCAAGAGGATAGTAAGTCTCTGCTTGTGCTACCATCTCATCAGCAGTCTCAGCAACTACCTCAGCAGATATACTCTCCATCTCAGGGAAGCGTTCTGCAAGTTCTTTGATAACCTCATGCTGAGTACGACCTGACTTCAGTATTAAGGTGGGGTTAGTGGTGACACCATCTATTAATCCAGTCTCATATCTGGAAGCAATAGCATCAACATCTGCGGTATCTAAAAAGAATCTCATGTTTGTTTACTTGTAGTTATACGGATCATGTTCCGTTGATTTTTTCTTCTGGAACCAGTCTCTAATCTTCCTCAGTAGTCTCTTCATCTTTAGGAACCTCCTGTCTTCCTTCTGGTCCAATAAAACCGACAACCTTCTCTTGATTGTCTCTATTTCTATACCCAATGTTAGCAACGACATCCATAACCCTTAGAATATCCTTAACGGATGTTCCCTCTGGGCATCTTGTCATAATAAAATCAAACTCATTAAAGAACTCATCGGCGGCATCCGTGATTTCTTCCATTGTTAAAGATTTATCCTTCATTAGGTTTCTCTGGGGGTGTTACAACAACAGTCTTCTCACTATGAAGCACTTCAATTGCCTTGAGAACTTCTGGAGTCTCTTCCCACTCCCAAATGGACTCACGTCCCTTCTTGTCAGTAGTTTTCCACTGTCTTGTAGTCATGCGACCTCCTAATACTTTAACAGTATATCATAATGATAACTGTTCAGCAATACAGTTTGCTACATTCTTGTAGGTTTTCACACCTCCATGTCCAAGATCCCTACCATAATCTATGATAGGACAATATGGAACATCCAAAATCTTCTCAGCACTCTTGAACAAAGTAAACTCAGCAGTCATCCCCATTTGTCTAGCAATGAGTTGTTGCAACTGCAATACACTTTGATTATGCCAATCATAACGTCGCATTGCTGTACCAAGTCCAGCAGGATCATCTCTCCATGATCCACAATGAATAACACGATCCTTTAAGTATAAAGGAATTCTAGTCGCATCTGACCAACCAATAGCAATTGCTTTTGGTTTATAGTATTGTAGTAAACATGCTAAATTATGCACTGAGAATTGTCCAGAGGCACCAGGTACACCCATGTTAACAACATAATGTCCTGTTATCTCACTTAACTGATTTGCTATTGTATCCTCCTCAGAGACTCCAATACCAAATATTAAAGAACAACCCAAAACAACAATGGATTTCTTCCAATTGATTTTGTTAAATTCTTTAGTACGATACCCAAGAGAATTGGATTTATATGTTATAGTCTCAGTCCTATACTTCCAATCAGATGGAGTCTTACTTAAATTCTGTTTGAATTTTGCTTCGCTATCACTATCATGATACCAATTCTCCTTGGTAGAACACAGACGATCCTCAATCTTAAAGATCTTCGCACTTCTACCACCAACAGGATTCTGAGCATATATTGTCATGAGAACACCTTAACATCATTAACAGTTGCAAATCTCTTTGCATCACTTATATCATTAACCATAGGTTCACCCTTCACATTAAGACTAGTATTCAATAGCATCGGGCAACCAGTTTTACCCTTCCATAATCTGAGTAAATTATATAGGGGTTTATTGTCACGCATTGTGATGGTTTGTACCCTGCTAGTTCCATCTACATGCACAATACCTGGATATTTGTCAGGGAAATTACACTTTGCTGTGAATTGCATATATGGTGATCGTTTTACAGGTAGATCAAAGTATACCTTAGCATACTCTTCTAATATCACTGGAGCAAATGGTCTGAATGGTTCTCTACCCTTGATCTCATTCACTCTATCCTTAATTCCTAAGTCTCTAGGATCTGCTAATAAACTTCTATTACCCAACGCTCTGGGTCCAAACTCTGCCATTCCTCTAGCAACACCACAAACCTTATGCTCTGACAAATGCTCAACAATATCCTCATTATTAGCACATGCATCTATCTTAAGTCCTGTATAAGGAGTATATTTAATATGCTTCTTCTTATGTGCTAACACTGCACCTATAGCAGATCCATTATCACCTGGTGCTGGCATGATCCATACATTCTTAAAGAATGAATATACTTTAGGATTAGCAGCACAGTTCAAAGCACAACCACCCATCAGAACTAAATTATCACTACCAACTAATCTCTGTGCCTTCCTTAGAATCAATTCAAATAATATCTCATACACATCCTGTGTTGCTGCTGCAATATCATATATGTTCTCCTCTGGTCTCCAATCTTTACATCCCTTATGAAGATTCTTCTTAAACTTAAAATCTTCATCAATAAAGTCTTCAAACATTGCTTGTCTTAACTTATTAGGATCACCTAATGCAGACATTGCCATAAGGATATACTCTTCCTCATTTGGTTTTAACCCACACCTCTGAGTCATAGCACTGTACCAAAGTCCAATGCTATTTGGATATCTCTTCTGGTATTTTAAAGTTATATCATCATTAACTGCTTCCCATATTGTTAGAGTCTGGAACTCTCCAATAGCATCAATAACAACTATGCATGCATTTCTAAAATGACTGGTATAATATCCACCACAAGCATGAGTATAGTGATGCCCATAGAACTTAACTGGTGCATCAATATACTCTGTAAAATTCTCTTTTAATCCTTGACCTGCACGTAACTGTCTTAACTGCTTTACAAATGGTCTCTCATACCAACAAACCAACTCTGGTTTACCATACTGAAGAGCATGTTGTATGAGACTATCATTTATTACTGGATCATTCTTTATGCGACTGAATCTCTCACTCTCAGAAGCAAACAACAAACTATCATCAGCAAACACTGCTAGTGCTGCATTATGACTCTCGGATGATATCCCCCATGTTATCATTACGATTCTCCCAATAACTAAGTGGTAATGTTGGATCTGGTTTAATGTATGGATCTACCTCATTAGCAGGACACATTGAACAAAATGATTCCTCTTCTTTATTTAAGAAGGTTTCTAATTCTTCATCACTACATTCTACATGTAATGGTTTATATTTCAAGTATTCATCCCATTTCTCTGACAGATTATACTTCTCTGCTTGCATGGGAAGATATGCTAGAGGTGGACACTTCCACAGTTTACCTTCATGTAATTGTAAAGCATCTTTTGATATACAATGCTTCCAACTCTTCTTAGGATTCTCATCCTCGAATGGCATCATTTTATCACCATATCCCTTATATTGTCTAATCCATTCTTTATTAGTAAAATCCCAGAACTCTACATGAACACCCATACCATTCTTCCAGTCTTTAGCAATCTCATATCCACGCTTAAACTTCCTAACATAATTCATATGATCAATACTATGAATTGATACTGCTAGATTAGATTGTGTTGCTAATAGTATATGTGGTAACTTAGGATGCAAATGTAAACCAGTTGCATTAGTTATTAAGTCAATCTCAGTATATGGATCTGGGAACATCCCTCGAACCATGTATAATATATCAGGTAAGTCCCTATGTAATGTTGGTTCTCCACCAAGTATAGTAAAAACCTTTGGTCTTATTCTCTTACTCCAAGTATATAACCACTCCTCACACTCCTCTAATGTTATGTTACCTTTATGTCCATGATTTGAATAATGAGAACATCCCTCACATGTAAAGTTACAAGCATGAGTAACATGAAGTTCTAGTTGTTTAACATCATATACCATCTATATGATTGTACTTAGGTACATAGTAGTTAAAGTTTATTATTACTCTACGATCTTCATCAGTACATGTACTTCCAGTGTGCTTCATATAATGTGGGAATCTAACAAATCTATTTGCTCTACTCTCAACATACTTACCATCCTCAAAGATAGTCTTACCATTATTTGAATTAACATAGTATATTGCTGTAATTGCTTCATCACCCAAGTCATGAAAATCAGTATGAAATGCCCAGTCAAATATTATCTCTTTTTCAGTTTTAATGAGACAGTTTGATTTAATCCTAGCAAGACCAATAACTTCTTCCTTATCAAGTATTGGTTTCATCAACTCCCAAGCAGGACTAATAGGTTGGTTATTAAAAAATACTTGATGCACTAACTGGAAGTGACCATCACCCTTCTGTGAGATACCATCCAACCAAGTCCAACACATAGAATTTTGAATGTCACCTTTATCCATGTTACCCATGAAGTAATCATAGATGAGTTTATGGTCCTTTTCTTCTAGATAATCATCAAAAATCTCAATTTTAGATTTAGATTCAGTCATCAAGATACCCTGTCTCTTTTAACATATCAACTGCTTCATCCCAACTTGTATCTAACAACTGCATACAAATTGCTCTTCTGTTTATTGCACCACCCTTTGTTGGAACTAATGCATGTGGATGTGATACATTCAATAGATATGCTTGCTTTGAATGTGCCATGAATCTATCAGACTTCTTAAGATACTTATCATGGAAGATAGCACCATCAGTTTGGTTAGCAATCTGAATTGTCTCAACATCCTCTCTTGGATGATAAAACTGTGTTACCATTCTATCGTCAGTCATATAAAAGTTTATGATCGCTTCAATGCCACTATCAGTATGTGCTGGTATCTTATGATTAACTTCCATTAAAGAGAACGTACATCTCTCTCTATACCTTGCAGGAATAACCTTCAGTAATGGATCTTCTTCCAATTTAACATAGGAATATCTTATTCCAGCAAATCCCATTGGAGTATCAATTCCATACTCAATCTTCTTACCAGTCTTAGTTAGTGAATCTATATCAAATTCACAGTTCAATCTCTTGTACATGTTATTGTAGTTTAAGGTCGATTAAAATCTCTTCTATAGTACCTGATACAACATCCTTAAAATGCTTATCATCATGTATCTTACTATAACTTCCTGCCTCAGCAACAGTGTGCATGATATCTGGTCTATTCTTCAACCAGTCAAGTTCATCACCTGATAAAGTAGATACATCTCCATCTTTCATCTTCTCAAGAAGATTTAAATATAAGATCCTCTCATAACTATCCATTATTTAAACTCCTGTAATATTCTAACTTATATGGAGCAACGAAGTCAACCACCAGTACACACCTATAATAATCCTTAGCAACTAGTGGTTCTGGATTAACTGGTTGATGATTAACATTTGACTGATGTATTAAGAGAGAGTTCTCATCACCTGGAATAATTATCTCTCTATCATCATTCTCTATGAGAGTACCATAGATTCTAGAAGGATTCTTGAGATAGTATATCATTCCTAAATCAAAATGCTCATGCTTATGTGTGTTACCATAATTTATATACAATTGCCTATCATATAGTTTTTGTGTAACACCCTTCATTCTCTTTGCCCAACAAGAAGCAACCCTAAGTTTTTTAATCTCTGGATCACCAATTTCATTAGCATAATTATAGAGATGCTTCTTAACTAACTTAAAGAATAATCTCCAAGTCTGCATGTGAACCAACTTCCTTCTAACCAAGTAATTAGTAACTTCAGTACATCTATCCCACTTGTCATCATGTTGCTTCAATTCATCATCAATCTCCCATAGTAAATTCTCCCGATCATAATCACTTAAAAGATTATATGCTCGGTACAACTCATTACCACAAAATGACCAGTGAGTTGTTGTTCTATTATCTACCCAAGGATCATGTGTCATATAGTTTCTTCCAATAACCTACAGGGAGTAATGGATCTGCTGGTTTAAAATACTCTGCATTAGCAGGACACATAGAACAAAAAGATTCTGCCTTACGAAGGAAGAACTTCTTAATATCTCCATCAGGACTCAATGGTACATATTTTAAATATGGATTCCATTTATCCGATAGATTATACTTCTCTGCTTGCATAGGAAGATATGCTAAACCAGGACACTTCCATAGTTTACCTTCCCATAACTGAACACACAAACGTGATACACACACATCCCAACTTGATACAGGATCATTATCTTCATAGGGTTCCATCTTATCACCAAAACCCTTATATTGTCTTTGCCAATGTCGTATAGAAGGTCTGAGTTCTACCTGAACACCTCTATCTATCCACTCTCGTGCCAACTCATAAACTGGTTTAAATCTCTCCAAATATTTCTTATCTTCGTTACTATGTACTGATATTGCAAGCACAGTCTTTGTCTTCCTTAAAGGTTCATACAAATTAGGATGCCTGTGCAATAAGAATCCATTAGTAACTACCTCAGTATATGAATTTTGCCACCGCTTCCTTGTCTCCCACACAAACTCACCCAGATCAGGATGGATACATGGTTCTCCACCCATCAGGGTAAATCTTTTAGGTATAACTTTATCCTTCCAGTTATCCATCCACTCTATCGCAGTCTCTAATGATACATTACCAGTATGACCTTGATTCATATAGTGGGTGCATCCTTCACATGTTAAATTGCATGAATGTGATACATGTAACTGAAACTCATGCGGTACTTTAAGCATTAGTTCATGTTCATCGAGAGTATGATACGGGATTCGTCACTCCTATTCACAGGAACATAATGTGGTAAAGAAGTTGGGAATACAATTAATGTTCCCTCCTCTACATCAGGTGGTTCATATTCTAAAACATTACCATCCATATTACTAAGGAATGGTGCTACAAAAAAAGTTGCGTGATGTTGCTCTGGATCAAACTTCAAATATAATACAGAACTAAACCCACCGAACCCATGATTATGTATGTAATGAGCATGCTTTTTATTATATTGTTGGAACCATGCAGAGTTTATTCTAAATTGCTTATCTCCGTATCCAAATTCCTTCTTTATCTTGATGAGATCATCCATTAATATTGCTTCAAGCAAAAAATGATATTGACGATTACTCTCATAATCAGTCAACTGATCACCCTCTACCATATTCTTCTCAAATCTATTAAATATTTCCCAAATTTTTATCTTCTTAGATTCCCAATCATTTATCTTACCCTTCCAAAATGGAATAGCAAACTTCTTCAGATAAGGACCAGAGTAATTCTCCATAACCTCCAAATGTAATTCTTGTTGATCCATTATTCCATAACCTCCAAATGATTTATCACACTCTTCCTTGCTCTCTTCAACTCCAACATATCTATCCCCTCCGACTGTGCCTTAGATCGAAGTTTATTAGTGATCTCTTCACTCAGGATAAACTGAAGTATAAACTGTGATGCTTTAGACATTGTAAAACGTATACTTCAAAAATAGTTCATCACCCTTCTTTATATCTTTAATAGTTCTCATGTGATATATCTTACCCCACTCCTCTTCTTCAAGAACTTTAACACAATTAGGATCTTCACTATGATTTACAAACCCACCCAAAGGAGTTCTCATAATCTCTTCATCCACTACAACATGGGATATTCCAAGATAAACATCATCGGGTATATCCTGTGTAGCAAATAGTCCTTGACCTGCAATAGGACTATCCTTAACATGCAAACAATTAGGTAGTGCTTTGTACATTATACAGATTTTCTCAAAGTTTTAGCGTACTCCAATACATGCTCTCTGACTGCCATCAACTCATTATAACATTTCTGGTTATGAGCACAAGCACGAAGAACATGATCTGGTTTCTGAACTGACTCTATGTAAAGATCCAATCCACGATTCCATTTCTGATCGTATGATTCGTTCTCATCTATTGAGTTTTGATCCTTCATGATTAG